ATATACCAAGGTGTGAGTGATCTAATACCTGCTGCCATAATTAAACCCTGATACTTACTCTCTTCAATAAGTAGATCAGGGTAGTGGGTCTTGCGGGATTTTAATTCTATAAACATCTTATGTTCTAGTGATATACAATCCCAGTTATCAAACTCTTCCGACTTCTCAAGGTCTGAATAGTAAAACTCTTTGAGATAATCAAGTAGCTCTGGTTCTTTTAACTCTATGCCCAAGGTGTCTCGCCACCTAGTTTGCTTTGTAATCTACGCAAAGCTGCGGTAGACCGGCGATCAGCAGTAGAGGTAGCACACTCTAAGTACTGGCCTATCTGTTGTAAGGTAAAGTTATCGTGGTATCTCATCTGCAATATGGTCTTATCTTCTTGCTCTAACTTTAAGTATTGTTTCTTAATATCAATTAGGATAGCTAATAGGTTGCCACCCTCAGCAGGAGTTGACTGCTTGCGAGGTGTGCCATCGTTGATCATCTCTTGTGCTTGCTCAAGCACTGTGCCATTAACAATAGATGCAATAACAAATGGAATTAACTGAGCAATAATTGTTGTATCGTAGAAGGCTTCATCTCCTACTTTGTATCCAGCCTTACGAGCCTTCTCTTTACGAGCATATCTTTCTGCAACTCTACGCATCTGATAGGCAATGCGCCGTTCATTCTGCTCACGTTTATCAGGGTTAGGTTCATTAAGTAGATCAGTAAACTGTTGACCGCGACCAACAGCCCAGAGATAACACTCTTGTCTTACATCTTCAGTATCAACCCAGCCCTTAAACTTACTAACAATAGTGTAAGTAACTGAAGGGACTAACTCGTATAGAGTTGGGTGTAGCTCTAGTGTCATTCACAATCCAGTGTCTGCACTTCAGGCCAGTTGCCATCTAATACCATCAGCGCAATAGCTGAGTAGTTAAGTAGGTCAACAAAAGAATCTCGTAATGATTCATTACTTGGTTTAACTTGACTGTCTACTAGGTTATTAATGCGAGCAATCTTGTCCCACATACGCACTCTTAGTCCGTTGATAGGACCACCAGGAGATCTTGCTATGTTTAATGGACCGTAATCGTGGTGCTTACTGATAAGTAAGTTACCTGCCGCATCCATAACAGCCCACATATTGGCAACAAAATCAGCATCTAATCTTTTACTGGCCTCGGCTTTACTTGGAGTGTCCCAGTTTCGTAATCTATCAAAACCACTACCATCCCCAACTCCGTTAACCAAACGGCTAATTCCATCAACTCCGAGTTCTTCATACATTAGGCACTCCAATTGTCCGTTTTGTCTCTTCTATACCTTTTGCTAAGTATAGATCATTAAGATCTAGTCCAGCAGGAAGCGACACGATTGAAGAGTTCATAACCTCCTGAGCCACTCTCCTTGAAAACTCTGCCCCAGGATTAGAACCATCCTCTTTAATATCATTATCGCCAACAATATAAATCTTTCCATAACCGGTAAACATCTTAGTAAAGTGTGGCTTCCAAGCAGCAACACCAGGAACTCCAACTGCTGGTATACCTAGTACTGCTGAACAAATGATTGTGTCTAGCTCACCTTCACAAACTGCTATGTATTCACTGGTAACAATGATGTCGCTAACATTATAGAGATGACCCTTCTGACCAAGTGGTGCTCCATACTTAGGCTTGCCATCATCTAATCTTCTAAACTTAAAACCAACGCAGTGTCCAAGCACAGTTATATAAGGTATGGATAGCCAGCCTTGGTAGTTCTCGTGAGTTGTAGCAGGTTTTTTTATATAACCTAATAGGAACTTATCAGCTATCTCTTTAGAGATCCCACGACCTGCGAGAAATGCTACCGCTTCTTCGCTTAGATCCTTGTTGTACTGTACCGCCGCTTCCAGCGATGATTTCAATTGCACGGGCGAGAGCATCTTTAAACTCCATATTCTCTTTGATACTAATAATGTTCACTGCATTGCCACCCTTACCGCAGGTATGACAATAGTATAAATTCTCCTGCGTATTTATTACTGCACTTCTTCTACTGTCGCTATGCAAGATACATCTTACGGAGCAAGCCCTGCCTTCTCTTACCTCACCGCCATAGTGGGCAACTATTACGCCAATGGGAATTGTGTTCGCATCGGTTCTGCCATTTCTTTTGCCCGACTTCCTACCCCTGGACCAGTCTGATGCTGACATCCACACTCCTCCTTGCATTTCTTGTGCATAGTTAAAGCTCGCTTAAACTGACCAGTCTTATTCAGTTCACCACCTGTCCTACATAGATCACAAATCATTCTTCCTCCTTTACCTCTTCCTCTACCACCTCTGGTACTGGTTGTAGTATCTCTGTTGTAGTTATTACTCCTTCTGGTACTGGCATTAGATCTCCTTTACAAAATTAAAGTTAGTACCCAAAAAAGTAAATGTAAATCCCTTACAGATTCCATACTCATCTGTATCTGTTTCATAAAAATATAGTCCAAAGAAACCTTTGAACCAACTGTCTATATAGTTATCCTTACCTTCATACTCGTACATTATTGCTTCTCCTTTAGCCATTGTGTTAGGTCTTGGATTACCCAAGTCTTTTCTATTCCTGCGTTTCTTCTTTTGTATAGTACATAAGATAAAGGCTTATTAATGCCACGATGCTTAGCGTAATTAATAGCTTCTGTTTGCGCTTCATCCCAAAACTCCTTTAGGTTTAACTTCTTAGTATTCTTTAACTCAAAGATGTAGGTTTCACCGGCAACTATAACTACTAGATCACCCTCATCCTCTGCTCCTGATAAGCGCAAGCGTTCAGCTACTGCGCCCATCTTCCTAAACCATTTCATTACATCAACTTCAAACTGTGAACCCTTTTGTTTATTGTACTTGGCTGACATTTAGCAGGGCATCCCTTCTATACATCTGACCTAGTGCATCAGAATCAGATATCTGACAGACACCATAGTTAACAAACAGACTAACAAAGTCTGAGCCATCTGCTGTGTGTGGACCAAACCTATTCTTAACTACTGCCACCTGTAACTCGCTGTGATGTGGCCTGTAATTATAGTTAAGGGTAAGTATTAGTGCAGGTAGTTGAGATACCTTACCGTGAATAGCCCTGCGGTGAGGTGGTTTATTCTCTTTACTATATTCAGTTTGCTCTGAAACGTGGTGCAATACCATCACACAAGCCTCTGTCTTACGAGCCATATCGTGGAAGTCCACCATAATAGCCCGTAGTCCTGCCCACTCATTATCAGATTCAGCTACCACATTCATCAGGTTATCAACAACAATCAACTCTGGTGGAACTCCAAAGAGTTCAACATAAGCCTTGATCTCTAACTCAATATCATCTAGTGATGGTGATGAGTCAAAGACAAACTGTATGTTGGACATATTCTCTAGGTGCTTATCGTAGTAATGACGGTTACTAGTTAGGTTACCCTCCACCAGTAGTTGACTGTGTCCTGATAGGTGAGAGGCTGCTCTCATCATCACTGTTGCTATATCAGTATCGGCTGAGAAAAATAAAGTTGGAACCTTTGCTTTAACTGCATAGATAAGAGCAAACATACTCTTACCAGCATTAGGTGCGGCGGCAACCATACACACCTGACCTCTACGGAATTTGATCTGCTTCTTAGCAAGATCTTTCCATACATCAGGTAATGGTGTTGCATTGGTATTACTACCACGCCACGCTCTATCTATGTTAAGCAACGTGTTCCTCTCTAGGTAAAGCTATACCTCTACGACTTCTGATATCTTTTCTTTGATTAGCAGTAAGACCGCCCCAAATACCAAAGCGTTCTCTATTGATACCCCACTCTGCACACTCTGCAAGATGGGGACAAACCTTGCAAACACTTACTATTCTTTTAGTATGTACTTTATCTTCAGCATCCCTTTCAGGATAAAAAAATTCTGTACCTACTTGTGAACAAACTGGGTTCTCATAGCTCCAAGGAACCCGCATAGTTTATCTAATCCAGACAGTCTCACACTTGTCTACAGCACCTTTAGGTGCAGCACACATCCAGCCTTTCCAAGGACCTTTCTGTCCTACGCCTGAACGAAATGCCATTGAGCCGTGCTTACAATCAGGAGCAGCAGCATCTGTGCTTGTAGCAGTAGCACCTAGTGCTTTCTTAGCATAGGCAACTGCGCCACCTGATGGCTGTGCATTGGCACCGAGTGCAGTGCCAGTTGATGTTACTAATGTTGATAGATCAGCAATTGAAGTTAGAGATGTCTCTAATTCAGCCTGACTAGTTGCATAAATATTTACTAAAGTTCCATCACCTAACTTGTAGTTGATCTGAAACTTTGTGCTTTCCGGTGCAGCCATTTACTTACCTCCAGTATGTTTGACAGTTAATCGTATTGATTCCTGTCCTTGTTTTTTTGGTACAAAACCGAGAAGTTTCTCAACCTCTTCGGCATCTACTGATTCTCTACCACTAACAGTGCTCCACAAAATAGATACACCGCTATTAGTATTACCAGTAAATCCTTCTAACGCAGCTTTTAATGACTCGCGTTCGTTAGTCAGTTCCTTTATCTTTGCATCTAATTGTAAATACTTCAAGGCAGATGTATCCACTTCAGGATTATCTATAAAGACTTCATCCTCCTTGATACGTTCTTTTTTTAGACCAGTACATCCCATCTCGCCCGACTCATCAAAGTACTTGCAATAGAACTTGCAGTAGTTTTGATCGCGCTCTGGCCCTGGTGCATCTGCGCTCTCTTTAATAGCAGATAACCAATTCAAGGCATCCTCTGCTAACTTCGGATCATAAGGTTCTGAATGAACCTTGACATCTCTTTCATCACCATCTCTGGCAATGGCTACTAGATTAACAGTTCTGGGTGGCCCCTTTCCAGACTTGTCAAGCAAATAGCCATAGACCTGAACTTGCCAACGCTGTTGTAGCGATGGGAAGTAAGATAGATTTTTAACCTTAACGGTTTTCCAATCTACCACATCTCCAGTTTCTGGTATATATAAATCTATATGAGCTTTCATTCC